CTATTGCTTTGCTCATTCATATTCTCCCTCATTTATAATGTTTATACTAGCGATTATCATTTAAATAGTGTATACTATATGATATAATATTATAATTGCCAAAGAACGACTTGTAAAGCGGGGTTTATACAAATTCGTCAAAAATTCGTCAAAAATTTTCTAAAAAAAATTTGAGAGACGCTTCTGTGCATTTTCTCTCATTTCATCAGTGTAGTGTACATATGCCTTTAAAACTGTTTCAACTGTATCTCCCAACAATGCTGCGACCGTTTTAATATCAAAGCCACTGCTAAGTAATGTTGTAGCATAAGTATGCCTGAAGTCATGAATACTTGTGTCATCTTTTGTGTAAAGAGAAACTCTTTTTATAGAGTGATATGTCACATTCCAAAATACCATATCGCTGATGTGACGAGGATATCTATTCTTGTATTCAATTAAAACCGTTTGTAATCGCATAGGTATAGGTACAGTTCGATAAGAGTTATTGCTTTTTAATTCTTGTAGGGTCATAATATTTCTATTTGTAGCAACCATTTGTCGCTCTACTTTTAATGTTCCTGCATTAAAATCAATATCAGACCATTTCAAACCTGTTATCTCGCCAACCCTAAGCCCTGCGAAAGCGGCGATACAACACGCTGTATATAAAGTATAGTTCTTGGATTTTAAACGTGCCAGAACAGCTTCTAAACGTTCTTTGGAAAGGGCGTTTATTTTTCTTTGACCTTTTATTTTTAACGGATGTATCCCTATCGTAGGATCTTTAGTTATAAGCTCGTATGGAGATACCGCTCTTTTAAAAATAGTTTTTAGTTTTACGAGATACAAGTTGGCGGTGTTTGCTTTCACTGGTAAAGAGTTAAATATTGATTGTATGTCGCTATGCGTTATGTCTACCAGACGCATATCTTTTAGTTCTGAAAAGGCTTTGATAGCGTGCTGGTATCCGAGTAGAGTGTTGTATGCTATGCTCCTTCTTATATCATTAAGATACATTGCGGAAAATTCACCAAAGGTTATTCTTGCAGTGCTATTGTCCATATATATTGGCGCATTTGCTTTAACTTCTTCTAGTAACTTATCGCCTGCTATTTTTGCTTCTCTTTTGGTTTTAAATCCTTGTTTTGATTTTTGCTTCCAACAACCACGATTATCTTTATAGGATAATATTACTTGAAATCCTTTATCTTTTTCTCTAAAAGTGAAATTATACTCCATTTTTTCACCTCCTATATTTTAAGTTTTTAAAGTGTTAAGTATTAAAATAAATTTATTGTTTAAGAAATTAGATTATATTATACTAACATTGCCGTTGTAAATATTTTATTTTTGTTATGGCTGCTACCGGGCGTTTGGTAGCGGTCTTTTTTTATTTCATTTATCCTTGGGGAAAGATAAGATCTTTATAGAATTATCTTGTCCGTCCCCTTTCTTCGGGGACACTGGGCAATAATGTGATGCTCCTTGATTCCTAAAACATAACCAATCACTTGATTTAGCTCACCAGGCGAAAAATCTTTCATGTTGCATTCGATAAGCTTGATTGTTCTGGATAACAAAGTATCACGCTCCTAAACTGCATTTTTATTTTTTGATGTTTCTGCAGTTAGCAGTCCATCAATAAAGCCAATAACAATATATCTATCATTATCTTCAATTTTGCGGAACTTATCTATAAGAATTTTTTCCTGATCAGATAATACATAGTTATCTTCCTGATCGATATAAATAGGAGTGGGGCGTTCCATTTCTACATCGAATCCCATAAGCCAGCCTTCGTTTACATTTAATGCAACGGCTATCTTGTAGAGATTATTCTGTTTTGCCTTAAATTTGCCTTTTAAATATTGGCTAATAAGAGGTTGGCTTAATCCAGTTTTTTCGGACAGTTCAACTGGCTTTATGCCTGTGACATCTAACGCTTCTTGTAGCCTAGTGGCAAAATCAGTTTTTTTCATTGCAATCATCCTTCCTTCAACTATAATAACACTGATATTAAGAAAAGTAAAGGATAAAACAAGAAAACTAAAATTTAGTATTGGCTTAAGAAAGCTTAAGTAGTATAATCGTCTTAGAAACAGAAAAGAAAGGAGGAACGTTATGAATCCGGAATTTGATTATTCAAAACTTAATGAAAAAATAATTAGAACATTTCTTACAAGAACTGCATTTTGTGAGGCTTTTGGGGTATCGACATCGAATCTTTCGTTGAAAATGAATAACAAACATTACTTTACTCAACCACAAATCGCTAAGGCTTGTTCATTATTGAAAATTCCACAATCTCAAGTTGGTAAATATTTTTTTACCACAAAAATTAAGAAATCTTAACAAAAAGGAGCGCTGTTAAATGATTGTAGAATGTCCACACGTTGGAATAAGAGAGCTGTCTGAAGCGTGGGGCGTTAGTGCTAGGACAGTAAAAGAATGGCTTGCTAGTGCAGGTATTAAAACAGTAGTACGTGGTCGGTATCGTATATCAGATGTTACGAGATATGCCGATCAGTACGGTAAGCCGAAACTTTCTAATCGAGAGCGATTAGAGGTAATGCAGCTACAAAAAGCCTTAGATAACGCTAACGCTGAAATAGCAGAACTGCAAGAATGTCTGTTGAAAGTGTCAGGAGTAACAGCTGACGCTGTTCAAAAGATAGTTAGGCAGATGAAAAAAGAAACTGAAATAGTAGAAATGAGGCAGAGCAGATGAAAGCATTAATCAAAGTAGCAGGAACAGCAGTAGTGATGAAAGAGAGTATTAAGCAACAGCCTTGTGTATGGTCTTTAACTGCTTTGGCTATAGCAACAGTAGTTAAGCTGATATATGACATAGGTTACGCTATGGGGCAGGTGGCAGGCTTATGATTAGAGATTTTACCGTAGCAACTACTGCAATATTTGTCGGAACATACATTGCTATTATGGCTGCTGTAGTGACTGTAGGGGTGTTGAGATGAGTGAAGATAAACGTCTTATAAAAACAAACAAACTCTGCCTTGCGAACGGTGATGAGTTCGACAAAACAGAGTTTGAAGTGGATACCGATGTCCTAGCTGGATTTATTAAGGTCAAAACAGAAGGTAAAACAATTTATGTTAATCCAGAGTTCATCATATCCTTTGAAGAAAGTAACTTGTCCAGAGTTATTTCTTCTTGCCGGTAGTTTTAGTCTGAGAGAGCGCGCTTCCAGCTACAGACTTAGATGTTTTGCTGTAGTTATTGTTTTTCAATATCTTGGATGCCTTGCTTGCTACAGATTTTGATGTTTGTTTTGTGTTTGCCATCATAAATCCCCCCCTTTCTACATAATATTCTTAAGATAGTTGAGAACGATAGAATGAAAAGCAGAATATACGTTCGCACTATATATAGTAATTATACTAACCATAGGAAGAGGTGTCAAGATGAACAAAATTAAACAAATTCGTGAACAAAAAGGATTGTCAAGGTATCAAGTCTCTAAATCCAGTGGTGTTTGGTACAAAAATTTACGTGATATTGAAAATGGTAAAGACGTGACATTATCCACACTCAGGAAAATTGCAGCAGCAATGAACTGTGAAGTATCTGATTTAGTTTAGGAGGAGTGATTATGATAAAGCAAAAGAAAAAGAGCTACCGAAGTTGCAGCTTCGATAGCTCAGGGTGGACTGTAAATTTTACGAAGTTTAGCGTCCACCTTCATTTTAGCAAAAAAATTGGAGGATTGCAAGTATGGATAAATTTGATGATTTAGTATATTCGCTTCGGTATGAAGCAGAGGCTATTTTAGAGAATCTGAAGGAAATGGATGATCTGGATGGTGGGGAAGCTAAAGTCAGTACATTACTGAAATGGATTCATATTAGTGCCAATACTATCGAAAACAAAATAGAAGACTGGAGGTCAGAGCAATGTTGAAGAGCGAGCAAATAAATGAACTTGCTGCCGCTTTGGCAAAGGCACAAGGGCAGATTGAAGGGGCAAAGAAAAGCAGCAGTAATCCGTTTTTCAAAAGTAAATACGCAGACCTGGCTGAATGTTGGAACACGTGCAGAGAAGCATTAACTGCAAATGAAATATCCGTTATCCAGATGCCGGAAGAAATCAATGAGAACGGAAGACTGAACATTACAACGATGCTTGCACATTCAAGCGGGCAGTATATATCCAGCACTCTGACAATGACTGTTACTAAATTGGATCCACAAGCCATTGGCAGCGCAATTACTTACGGCAGAAGATATGCTCTTGCCGCGATGATTGGCCTAGCTCAGGAAGATGATGACGGAGAAAAAGCAATGGCAAGACCGAAAGAGAAAAAATCTGTAGAAAGTCCGATTAACATTACATCAGTTAGTGAGAATGGAGCGGTAAGGTTTATTAACGGAGTACAGTGTCAAATTCAGGATAAAAACGGTGATTGGCATGATGTTAAGTTTTTGAAAATTGAAGTACTTGAAAAACTCTTAAACGACGATAAATATGTGAATGCTCATGAGGCTATAAGAGCAACGATCAATGCTAAGGCGGTAGCAGCAAAATGAAGCTAACAGTTAAAGGGTTACAGACGTTAAAAGGGATGGGATACATAAATTTAGTAGTACCTGTCCCTTTATCAGAGGAAGAAGAAATCAATAAAATCGATCCTGAAAAGCAGTATGTTGTAGAGGTCAAGCAATGGCGCAAAGGGCGTTCTAACGACGCTAATAAATACGCTTGGGTATTATGCCAAAAGATAGCAGAAAAGCTGTCAGAGGAGAGCTTTCACAGCAAGGAAGATGTTTACAGGAAAGCAATCAGGGAATGTGGTTACGGTAAAATATGGCCAGTGCCAACTGACGCTGTAAACAGAACTATTGAAATTTGGCAAAGCAATGGTGTTGGCTGGATAGCTGAATTGCTTGGTGAATGTCAGAACATTAAAGACTATAGCAATGTAAGGGTATATTACGGTAGCAGTGCTTATGACAAGAAAGAGATGAGCCGTTTTATAGATTGTTTGGTATCTATGGCAAAAGATATTGGTGTAGAAACTAGGCCGCAGGAAGAATTAGATGAGCTGATCAAGGAGTGGGGCGTTAAAGATGATTCCAAAAATAAAGAGGATAAGACTTAAGGGTAAAGCGCTTAAAAAACTCTGCGAGGAAGTATATCGGCGTGATGATTGTTTGTGTGTAAACTGCAATAGCTTTGTTGAGCCTGGAGTTAAGCCACACCATGAGCCACTAAAGTCACAAGGCGGACAGGATAGATTGGAAGATATGGCAATGCTTTGTAATAAATGTCATTACCTGCGCCACAATGCCGCCGAGGGCGTTGTAATTGGGCAAAAGGTAAAAGCGTATTTATCTACAAAATATGACCATCAGGAGTAAAGTGCTATGAATACTGGGTTTATTGCTTTACATCGAAAATTGTTAGATAGTCCGATTTGGCAGGTTACGACAGTTGAGCAAAAGGTAATTTTAATCACCCTGCTTTTAATGGCAAATCACAGTGAAAAAAAGTGGTATTGGCAGGGAGAAGAATTTATTTGCCAACCGGGACAATTTATAACAAGCTTGCCTAATATCGTAAAAGCTTGCGGAAATGGACTAACAGTCCAAAATGTAAGGACTGCGTTAAAAAAGTTTGAAAATATGAATTTTTTAACAGACCAATCAACAAAGACTGGAAGGCTGATAACTATAGTAAACTGGCAGGTTTATCAAGGAAAAAGGGAAGTCGATAACAGACAACCTAACAGTCAGCTAACAGACGGTCAACAGACACCTAACAGACAACCTAACAGTCAGCTAACATCTAACAATAATGATAATAATATAACAATGATAAACAATGATAATAATAATAATAACGCGCACGCACGCGAGCAAACCCAAAATGGATTAGAGGTTAACGAAAAAGAAAAAGGCTTTGAGCGATTTTGGGAATTATATCCGTCGAAAAGGAAAAAGCCTGTTGCAAGAATAGCATGGATGAATATGCGTGTACACTCTGAAGAACAGTATGCATTGATTAATGCTGCTGTTGAGCGATACAAAAAAACTAATCAGTGGCAGGAGGAGAACGGAAGGTACATACCTGATCCTGATACTTTTTTGCAGGATGAACGCTGGACGGATGAAATCAAATTGTCTGAAGCAGTGCAAGCTGCTGACAGGGAAGCACAAGAGAAAGACGAATGGATTGCAAAAAATAAGGAGCGCTGGGCAGCGATACCTCCAGAGAAAAGAAAATACAGACTGGCTTGTTTTATGGGGCTGGACTGGGAGGAAGTGAGGGACATGCCATATGTTGGAACTTAGAGAGATAACGGCAGCTTATGAAGTGTGGCAGGCGGCGGGATTAAAGCCAAACTGGGGAAGCGAAGATGCAAAAAAAACTATCGAAAGGCAAACCCTGGAGCGTTATAAATACACAGACATTGAGATGTGGGGCGATACTGTTGATTATATCGCTGATAATAATAAATATTGGCCAACATGGGCAGATATTAATAATACTTTATCAATCCTACGACAAAATAAAATTGGTGCAGAGAAGAAGGCTATTGAGCGTAATTCTAAAGCGGCAAATGAGTTTGTGAAGAAGTTGTTTGCTGATCTTGCTGCCGGCAAAACATTTGGTGAACTACGGCAGCCAATAAGCGAGAAAGTTAGAGCTGCAGCAAAGAGGATTTTTCCTGATGCCGACGATAGCTTTATAAAGCGTAATTGCAGCGATATCAGCTTTATCGCAGATGTCGAACGAAAATGTGCTGAATGTATTAACACTGTTGATTGCCCATACAGCGGACATCAACCGTTTTTGAGAGTAGACAAAGAAAGCGGATTTACTTATGTGGTTGCTGATCGTGAGCGGTGTTATAAATATCATCCGTTAGTGCCTGATGTAGTACCAAAACGGTCAACCCGTCGTCAAGGTGAATTAGCTAAAGTTTAAAGGAGCGGTAACTATGAAAATAAGTGCAGAAAAATTACAGGAGATTATAAAAAGTCACGGTAGATGGTTGCGAAACGAAGAAGGAGGGGAACGTGCAAACCTCAGCGGTGCATACCTCCGCGGTGCAGACCTAGACAAAACATATTATCAAGTTGTTAGAATTGGCAGTCGCCGAGGAACAACTACTTATTGCGTAGATGACGACAATGTCCTGTGCGGATGCTGGAATAACTACAAAGGTGGTACGCTAGAAGAATTTAAAACTCGTGTAGAGAGTGTATACGGACGTGAAGATAATAATCCTAACGAGCAATATTACGATGAGTATATGGCGGCAATCACATTCTTTGCGGCAATGAAGGAGATGAAATAATGAAAATTAAAGCAACAACACCATGTTATAAATTCAGGGACGCAACACCGGAAGAACAGATTGCAAAAATCAAAGAAGAATTGGCTGAGGTAGAAGCTGCTTACACAGAGTTTAAAAAAGTGCCGACAGAAGATAAGCTGCTGGCGTTGATGATGGAGATTATAGACGTTAAGGCTTGCTGTAATACGTTGATTTATCAACTTACGAATGATAACTTTGAAGCTTTTGTGATCTATGCCAAAGCCAAAGAAGCGGTTATAAGAAAAAATCTTGCAAGAGGGTACTACTCTACGCCAGAAGATATTGACAAGCTGAACACTAATAAGTCAGAACCGTTTTGAGGTGAGATTATGAATTGCGATATATGCCATAAGGATACAACGGCGGGTAGTCACGTAAACAGAGGTCGATATTTTGAGGTGCATATTTGCCCGAGCTGCTTGATGTGGTCCGATGATCTGCGGGCCGTGAAGGCGCGGGAGATAATTAATAATTTTAAAAGATTGCAGGACAAGGAATGCGTTAGCATAAGTAGCGAGCAGGAGTGAGGACAATGAAAATGTTATCGCTATTTAGCGGGGTAGGTATGATTGACCTTGCTGCCAGCTGGGCGGGAATAGAAACAGTGGCTTTTTGTGACATCGAGGAATACCCGCAAAAAATATTGCGAAGGAGGTTTCCAAATGTGCCGATTTACAGCGATATCAGAGAACTCACGGCAGAAAAACTTAAAGGCGATGGAATACCCAAGATTGATATTATCAGCGGAGGATTTCCGTGCCAAGATGTTAGCACAGCAGGTAAAAGAACTGGTTTCGTTGATAGTGAAGGGAACGTTACCCGCTCCGGTCTTTGGGGAGAGTATTCCCGGCTTATTTGCGAGCTTAAGCCAAGATGGATCGTGGCAGAAAACGTGCGCGGGTTACTCTCAATCTCTGCTGCCGGGATTCGGGGGGGAGGATTCGGAACTGTACTCCGAGACTTGGCCGAAATGGGGTATCGTGTTGGATGGTCATGCTATGGAGCTGCCGATGTTGGAGCGCCGCATGAACGAGAGCGAGTGTTTATTGTGGCATACTTCGGACTGTAGCGATCGACGCAGTCTTAAAAGCAAACAGCAAGGAGTAAATAATCAGGTAAAGGCATATTGGCGAACTCCGCAGTCGCATAATGGTGCACAAGGGCCTAAATCTAAGATGTTTTATGAAGAGTGTTTAAAAACTGGTCAGTCAGCAATAACACTCGTAGACCAAGTTAAAAATCAGTTGGCCAACAAGGTGAAACTGAATAAAACAGAAGGACAATTAAATGCCGATTGGGTTGAGCTACTAATGGGACTACCAATAGGCTGGACTGACATAGATGTTGCAAATGAGGATATTGAAAGCTGGACCGGCTGGCCTGCTGCAATAAATGTAGAACAATACGCATATGAACCGCCAAGAGTGATAGTTGGTCAGAAAAACAGGGCGAAACGACTAAAGGCGTTAGGTAATGGTTGTGTGCCGCAGCAGGTATATCTTGTGTTCGCGGCAATTGTGGAGGTAGAAAATGAAGCGTGAAGCAGTATACACATTATTATTTATCTTTGCTGCAGGTTTCCTATGGCAGCTCGGTTGTGCTTTAGCTGAGGTTTTTGTAGAGTGGCAGATCTGGCGATAAGTTAAAACGGCCGCGCATACTAACTATATACAAGCATAAAGGGAAGTATACCCCTGCGGAGGTGATTAGCCCGTAGGGGGCGGCCTTTTAAATATAAGGAGTTGGAAATAGTGAAACCAATAAATATAAAAATTATGATGGCGTTAATCGAAAAAGAACCAGGCGATCAGTATGTACCAGTATTGAAACCAGTACTTATGCAGATACTGACGGAACTTAGACATCTGCGCTGGAAGAATAGCCAGATTAGTGCTAAGGCTGCTCGGTATCGGAGAGAAAAGGAAGAACTTGAAGATGCTTTGGCGATGTACCAATGACGACGTGGAATGAACTGCCGGCACACCTTGTAAGTAAAATACGTTCTGACAGCGTAACGGCGCCGGCGAATTTACCCGGGGCTGTACCTGTGCTGAAATATGGCAATGCAATAACTGAGGTTGACGGGATTCGCTTTGATAGTAGGAAAGAAGCAAAATACTATGAGGACCTACTTTGGCAGCAACGTACTGGTGCAGTAAAAAGCATTGAATTACAGCCTGAATTTGTTTTACAGCCTGCTTATGAGGTTGCAGGTAAAAAGATAAGGCCTATTATTTACAAGGCAGATTTCAAGGTAACAGAAGCTGACGGGCATATATATTACGTCGATACAAAGGGTATGAAAACACCAGTATATTTGCTAAAGAAAAAGATGCTGCTTTATAAATTTCCAGATATTGATTTTAGGGAAGTCTGAAAGGGGCTGGAGTAAAATGACTAATCGTGACTACATAATGAACATATCAGTCAAAGATTTTATAAACGAATATTGCCTACAAGTTGGCTACACCGAAAAAGATTTTGTAAGACTAATGATCTTATTTAAAGCAGATGATGATAGAGTCAACGAATGGCTTGATAGCGAAATGATAGGCGGGAGAAAACTGACAAATGCCGAACGCATTAAGTCTAGGAGTATAGAAGAATTAACCTATTTTTTTAGCCGTGAAATTTTCAAAGAATGTGATGATTGTCCTGCTTATATGTATTGCACTAGTAACTGTAGTTGCCAAGGAGCAGTTAAGAAATGGCTTGAAAGTGAGGTGCTGGACAATGCGTGAAATATTATTTAGAGGTAAAGACAGTATCACTAAAAGTTGGGTATATGGGGCACTTGTACAACAACAGGACGACCCTTTAAAAGAAAAAGCGTTTATTATTAGTTATTCAAATTATCAGTTTGGTGATTTTTCAGAAGCGGTTATGCATGAAGTTGACCCTGAAACTGTTGGTCAGTGTACTGGGTTTGGTGATAAGAACGGCAACAAGATATTTGAAGGCGATATCGTCTGTATGGACGATTGGATACCACCATGTATGCAGGTAGCTTATGCACAGGGAGCTTTCTACTTAGCGGAAATTGAAAAACCGGTTAAATATTATGGTGACATTTATTATTTAAACCATGGTGGGAACCCTTGTGCAAAAGTTATCGGCAATATCTATGATGATTTGAGCTATTAAAGGAGCGGTGATAGATTATGCGATTAATAGACGCAGATGCGGCAAAAGCGGAGCTATTAAGAATGGTTGGAGATATACACGGTTGGGGTGAGTTTTTCGACGGCATTAGAAGCGGTTATCAAAGTGCTGCTGATAGGCTTGATACAATGCCTACAGTAGAAGAACGTAAACAAGGACATTGGATAGACATTACTTTTGACGCGAGTATGTGCAGCGTTTGCCAAAATACACAAGAATACGAAACAAAATACTACCCGGAGTGCGGGGCTAAAATGGACGGTGAACCCGAATGAACATACTAAAGTTAGAAAGATCAATAGCTTTATTAAAACCAATCATCTGGAAAATGCCTATGAATGAGAAAAGGGATGCTTATATAACTTTATTGACGGCTGCTCAAAAGCAGATACCGCAAGAAGTAAATTTGGTAGTCGAAGAGCATTTTATACCAAACTGTCCTTTTCCACAACAAATACCTAAAGGCTGGGCATGTCCTGTATGTGGACGTGAGGTAGATGATGATGCTCACTACTGTAAATACTGCGGCCAAGCTATATGTGATGATTAAGGAGTGAAGACATGAATTATCCTGATCTAATAAAATGGATATTTGAATTTGTATATGAACATTGGATATTAACTAACGTTTTTGTTTATATTAGCTTTAAGAAGGTTTAGTATTTTTACAATAAATCTATCAGATAAGAAGGGCGATACAAATGTTATTAACAATAGAGAGCAAGTTTAATATAGGGGATAATGTGCATGTGCCTAAGGGAGAATGTAAAGTACTTGGTGTCAAACTAGATTCTAAAGGTATCTTATATTTGATTGAAAGTGCAGACGGTACGAGAGAATGGGTGCAAGAATATTGGATTGTTGCGGGTGAACGAGAATATGAACGCGAAGAGTTTGAGAAGGCTATTTTGAACCAACTCGCAGAAGACAGAATAAATCCTTGGAAGAATTATTTTAGGCGATTTAGAAAGCAAAGCTAGAAGGAGACTGATATGCTAATAGAACTGTTACGAAAGCATACAGAGTGGTATTTTTTGAATAGGAAATATATTCAGAAAGCTGTTGATGATGAAAGAGAGCAGCGTACTGCAAAGAAAGGGCATACTGGGGGTGGAGGTCATGCTTTTATCAGTAATCCAACAGAAACATCTGCACTAAAGAATATTGAACCGATCAAGATGATTTCGTGGGGACAAGGTCCTTATCAAACTATAGTAATAAATCCTGAAGCATGGCTTGAAGTAATAGCTGAGACGTATAAGGTTCATGAGAAACAAGCAGCAGGAGATGTTATGTCCCAGCGTTATGAATATAATAAGTCGCCAGGAGTAATTGCTGGACTAAAAGGTATGAATAGAGATACTTACTACGAGCTTCGCGAAGAGTTTTTAAACGATGCTGTCGTTTTAGCACTCGAAAAAAAATTATTGAGAATTAAAAATGTATCCGACAAATTACCTGTTCTGATGAGTTAAAATAGTATTATAAGTAAGTAGGCTTACAACAAGCTTGCTGAAACGTTCAGGCTTAGCGCTTGGACATTGCCCGTGTAGCTCAGATGGCAAGAGCGATTGACTTTTAATCATTTGTCGCAGGTTCAAGTCCTGCCACGGGTAGTTTGGCATAGATGGGGAACACCTATCCACGCTTAAAGGCGCGTGTGCTGGACAGGTAATCTTCCAGCTGCTGCCCTGCCGTTGGGGTAATACAGCGGCTTATTTAATTGAGGTACTAACATGTTAAAGCAAACACTAATGTTTTTAGTAGCCCTAACCTTGATAGAGATATATTGGCAGGCTGTAGAAAAAGCTATAGACGGCTATGTAACAGCACGGCCAGTTGATCTTGTGATAGGGGTAACGTGGGCGGCAAGTGTGGTGTGGTGTAGTAAATAGTTGTTTAATCTACATAAATAATTTACAGGCAAAAGCCAGGGAAAACACGGTAATATACATCAAAATTTAGCATATAACTTAATACAAAGGCACTTAACTTCGGTTAGGTGCTTTTGTATTTGCAAAGGTGGTGAAGGAGATATGGCTGCATTAAAAGATCCAAGGCAGGAGAAGTTTTGTCGGCTTATGGCTGTAGGTGGTAAAACGCAAGAGCAGGCAGCCATAGATGCAGGATATTCAGCGAAAAGTGCTAGGCAGGCTGCGTCAAGGCTGTTAACAAAGGCGCACATTGTTGACAGGGTAGCAGAGCTTCAAACTGTTACTGAAGAAAAAATTGCAGATGAACAGAAGGATATTATAGATGAACTTAGCAAATTAAGGAAGTTCTGGCTAGAAGTGATAGACGATAAAGAAGAGCGTATGAATAATAGGCTTAAAGCATCTGAGCTATACGGAAAATCAATAGCAGCGTTTGTTGAAAAACGTGAGGTCAGCGGTAAAGATGGAGAACCTATAACATTTCGCTGGGCTGGTGATGACGGTTGAAAGTAATAACGATACCATACAAGCCAAGACCTCTTTGGAAAGATATAATCCATCCTGCGCTTGATAAATACCGTTTCGCTGTTATAGTAGCGCACAGACGTTATGGCAAGACCGTAGGGATGATAAACGAATTGAGTAAGAGCGCTATTAAGAATACGCTTATAAGTCCTCAGTTCGCATACGTGGCACCGTTTAGGAACCAAGCAAAGATGATTGCCTGGAACTATTTGAAGTATTACACAAGCGCAATTCCAGGAAGAAAGGTTAATGAAAGCGATCTGTTTATAGAACTGCCGTCGAAGCATAAAAATGCTGTTGGGGCAAGGATATATATTATAGGCGCAGATAAGCCTGATGCCCTTCGCGGTACTTACTGGGACGGCGTTGTCCTTGATGAATACGCTCAAATAAAGCCTGAATTATGGGGCGAAGTAATACGGCCGGCATTAGCTGATCGTAAGGGGTTCGCATATTTCATCGGAACGCCTAAAGGACAGAATCAGTTTTATGACATCTACCAAAGAGCTCAACGCAGCGAAGAATGGTTTACCTGTCTTTATAGAGCTGATGAAAGCGGTGTACTGGACGAAGCAGAACTTAAATCTATGATGGAAGATATGACGGATATAGAAATACGTCAGGAGCTTTATTGTGATTTTACTGCATCGGCTAGTAATGTTGTTATTCCTATTGATTTGGTTACGGCGGCAGCACACAGACTGCTTACAGAAAAAGATGTGCAGGGTGCTCCAGTTATTCTTGGTGTTGATGTAGCCAGATATGGTGATGACAGATCTACTATTTTTAAGCGACAGGGACTGTGGGTAGATGAGCCTTTAGTTTACAAAGGCCTGGACACTATGGATATGGCGGCAAGAGTTATTGATGCGATGATCAGATATAAGGCCGATATGACTTTTATTGACGCCGGAGTCATGGGTGCTGGAGTTATAGATAGAATTAAGCAGTTGGGTTACAACAATATCAGTGAGGTCTACTTTCAGGGCAATGCACTGCATGAACAGCGTTTTGAAAATATCCGTGCCGAGATGTATTTTAAGATGCTTGAATGGCTCAAGTCTGGTGGTGCTATACCTGATATGCCGGAATTAAAAAGCGAGCTTAGTATTGTAGAGTATAAGTTTAGTAAACATGGCAAAATCATTTTGCAGCCTAAAGAAGAAATTAAGGAAAAGATAGGTAAAAGCCCCGATCTTGCAGATGGCCTTGCTTTGACTTTTGCAAGGCCTGTTTATCCGAGATTGAAGCCTGGTGATCCTGGGTATGGCCGTAAGATGATGTGCAATACAGATTATTCGATATTTTAAGGAGTGATAGTATGGGAATTTTTAAAAAAGTATTTGGCGGCGGTAGCATTAGAATGCCAGAAGTTGTTGAAACGCCTCCGGCGCCTACTACGGTAACCAGTACAGAGACAGGAACAGAAACAGATCCGGCAAAGAAAAATAAAAGGCGTGGTTTTGCTTCTACTCAAGTGTCGTCTGATCGCAATACTATTGCAGGCAACGCTACTGGCAGAAAGACTTTAGGTTAGGGGTTTTGAAATGGCTAAAGCTAAATTAAAGCAAAAAGAAATTGAAACTATAGCAGCACGAGCGCCGGCAGAAACACACCCAGCAGATGGGCCGTCTTTAAAAAGCCACTGGCCAGAGAAAAGAAAACTGATTAGAAAGATGAGAGATCTTTATGAAAAAAGACTTGATTATGAAATTCGTTGGAAAGCGATTAGAGATTATCAGTTGCCGTTTATAGGCGAATTCGATAATACGGCAGATAAAACTAATCCTGCCCGCAGACGTGATCTGGAAATTGCTCAGGGCGTTGCATGGTTGGCCGCACAAGTATTTGCTGCAGGCGTAATGAGCGGTTTAACCCCTCCTAGTCGCCAGTGGTTCAAATTAGGATTTAGCAATAGTGCGATGAGTGGTGATATTGAAGCCACGAGAGTGTTGGATATCAGGCAAGAAATAGTATCTGCGGTGCTTTCAAAGAGTAATTTTTACAATAGCATACATTCGGTGTATCTTGAGTTGCCATTTGGACAATGCCCAATGGCAATTTTTTATGACCCGAGTACGGGTATTAGATGTGTACCTATGACTATTGGGACTTATGCTCTTGGTGTAGACGGCTTTGGCAAGGTGCAGACATTCGCTCGTAAGTACGAAATGTCATTAGCACAGATAGTTGATTGTTTTGGACAGGAAAGCCTGCCTCAACATTTGCAGCAGCAAGTAACTAATGGTACTGGACTTGATAAAAAGCATACTGTCAATTGGCTTGTGGAACCAAATGACAAACGTCTGCCAGGATATATGGATAGGTTGAATATGCCTTATAGGTCTGTGTATTGGCTTGATAAGTCGCAGGATAATGAATTCTTATACGTTGGGGGGTTTGAAGAATGGGCCATACCAGTTGCAAGGTATCTTGTAAACGGGCTTGAACCGTACGCTAAAGGGCCAGGTTGGTTCGCTGAAGGCGATAGTAAAGCACTTCAGACTATGAAAAAAGATTTGCTTACAGCTATTGAGATTGGGGTTAAACCTCCAATGAAAGGACCGGCTTCGCTGCTGAACAACGGTGGTATTAATCTTATTCCTGGCGGGATGACAGCTGTGGATGACCAGTCGCAGCAGTTCGTTCAGCCGCTGTTCCAGGTCAATTTAGATATTGACCATGCTTCTCAGGAGATCATTCGCACGGAGGACGCAATCAAAAGGCACTATAGTGCAGATTTATTTTTGATGCTTGATAGTGTTGATAACGGGCAAATGACGGCACGCGAGGTTATGGAACGCACACAGGAGAAGTTGCAGCAGCTAGGTCCTGTAGTCGAACGGTTACAGGATGAGTTCCTAACGCCGATTATTGTTAGGATATACAACATCCTCGAAAGGTCTGGAGCATTCCCGCCGATACCACCTGAGATCCAGGAACGTATAAGCGATGAGGATATTAAAATTGAGTATATTTCCCCGTTGGCGCAAGCGCAGAAAATGAGTGGACTTGTTAATATCGAACAGGCTCTTGCTACTACGCTGCAGATGGCGCAGGCTTGGCCGGAAGTGCTCAAGAAGGTTGATCCTATAGGAACACTGTCCAAATACTTTGAAATGCTTGGTGCTCCCGCTGCTATGCAACGTAGCGACGATGATGTTAAGAAGCTTATTGAGCAAGAACAGCAGGCATTACAAGAGCAGCAACAGACGCAGGAAGCAATGGCTCTTATGCAGGCAGCAGCACCGGCAGCACAGGCGGCAAAGAACATGACTGAGGCTGCAAATGATGGTAACCCAGCTATGGCAGCTTGGTTAGGCATGGGAGGCGGCGCAGGTGAGGTATAAGAGTATTACAGATGCGGATAGTCGGCAAGCTAAATTGCAGGCGTTCTTTCAAAGAGAGCTTCGCAAACGCGATCAGGATGCACTATCAACTATCTTAAATAGCGAAAGCGGACGCTGGTTTTTAATGCGATTGCTTGATAAAACAAAAATCAATATAGATAGTTTTACCGGCAATTCACAGACTTTTTATAACGAGGGTATGCGAAAAGTCGGTTTATTAATTCTCGATGATATTAAGAGTCTTGGTATTTATGGAGTAGAGCTCAAACAAAAAGCTGAGCTTGAATATATAAAAACTCAAATCAAAGCGCAGGAAATTGCTGCCGAACAATTGGAAGGAGACGATGACTAATGGAAGATGTAACTAACACGAGTGCCAACGATAACACGCAGGGCACTGAAGTAGTTGAACAGCAGAAAGAGGTTCAACAGGAGACACAGTCTGCTGATACCCTTCTTGGTGGTAAAGCAGAAACTCAACCACAGGAAGAAGCTGAACCAATTGCTTATGACTTTAAAGAAACTATTTCCGCTATGGATGACTTTGAGTTCAGCCAGGAAGAGAGCGATAAGTTCGTAGAGGTCATTAAGGATATGGGGCTTAACAATGAGCAGGCTAACGCTATTGTTAAGTATGGCGGCGAATGGGGTAAAGGCATCGCAGAAGCTGCTATGAATGCTGTTATAGAGCAGCGAAATACAGAAGTTCAAAATTGGGGTGAGGCTGCAAAGAAAGAACTTGGGACAGAGTTCGACAGTATCATTAGTCTTTGCGGTCTTGCGGTGGAACATGTAGAGAAAGCGGTTCCTGGTATCAGGCAGGCGTTAAACGAAACAGGTGCAGGTAACAGAATTGAAGTTATCCGCGCTTTTTCTATGCTCGGGAAGTTTTTGGAGAGTGACCCGGGTAAAGGCGCTGGCGCTCCCGCCGCACAGGGAAGCAGCCTTGAAAAATTCTATGACAAAACAGATTTTAGTAAATTAAAATAAGAGAGGATGAATGAATAATGGCAGTTTTAAATCAATTGGCATATACCTTAGCTGATTGGAGGGGAAGACTTGACCCTTCCGGAAATGTAGATGATATTATTGAGGTATTGTCTCAATCTAATCCAATTTTAGAAGAAATGACTTTTATGGAGGGCAATCTTCCTACTGGGATCGTGACTACTCAACGTACAAAAGTTCCTGAACCTTCTATCCGTCGTATCAATACTGGTGTTCCTTATAAAAAGAGCGGAGTAAAACAGATTAATGATACGACTACTTTATACGAAAATCGTAATAAGATGGATGTAGAGCTTTTGCGTTTGCAGAATGATCCTGCAGCTTTCCGTTATAGCGAGGATCTAGCATTTGTAGCCGGCTTTGGTGATCGTATTGCTAAAGATGTTATTTATGGCGGACTTAGCGAGGTTCCAGATGAATTTAACGGGTTCGATATCAGACATCGTTATTTTGGCAATGGTGATGATCCGACGGCTGAAGGCTATACTACTCTTAATGCTGGCGGCGGTACCAAAAATACATCTATTTATTTTGTAAATTGGGGAGAACGTACATGCTCAGGCGTGTTCCCTAAAAATGGTAGTGCTGGTTTGAAGAAAGAAGATCTTGGACAACAAACTACAATAGCGGATGACGGAACTGAATTTGAAGCTATGATTACGAAATGGACTTGGAATGTAGGCCTGACTATTCGTGATTATAGAGCTGTAGGAGCTATTCGCAATATTGATGCAGCACAGTTTGCATCTGCAACTTCTGCTCAAAAGCAGAAGATTATTGAGAATGTTATTCGCGTTCATGACCGGTTGAGAAATCCTGACAGTGTTATGATGTACTGTTCTCGCAGCATGTATACTCTGTTCAAACTGTGCTTGATCGATAAAAATAACGTTCATGTTGAAATGGAAACGCTGGCCAATGGCATTAAAGTATTAAATGTAGATGGTATGCGTGTACGTAAACTTGACTGCATTCGTGAAGACGAAGCTAAAATTGAAGCGTGAGGAGTGAAAAATAATGAGATTAGATAAGGAAAATATTTTCTTTGAGAAACCTGCTGCAGAATTAGTTGACGGTGTTCTTGGCGATATTATCGCTATGGGCGGCGGAGACAGCATCAATCCAATGTGGCTTTATGTAGGACCGAAGCTTGAAAGCGGCAGTGTTGTTTTAACCCTGGAAACTGCTGATGATGAAGCGTTCAGCGAGGCTGTAGCGCTGGGAAGCTTTACTCTGGACGACAATGCTCCTGTACGAGCTAAGGTGCCTTTGGGAGTAAAAGAATACCTGCGCATCAAAGCTAGTGATTCCAGCACTCCAACTAATGCAACTGCCGATAAAATTGTTGCGGCGCTCGCTGTAGATGTGGATTTTAAATGATTTTAGATAGTAATGGTAATACTGTAATGCCGGGTAGAAAGCTTGAAGATATGTCGGCCAATGAATTAAGAGCTAAGCTCTATAATGCCGATGTTAAATATCCGGCAAATGCCAGTAAACAAGATTTGATTAGGCTTATTAGAGAAAATATTAAATAACACCTATGTAGTCATGTGACGACTATGTACAAGCACTTAGGGACGTCTTTAAGGCGTCCCTATTTTAATAAAGAGGAAAATAACATGGAGGTGTTTCCGTGATGAATAATACAGATATTTGCAATATGGCCTTGGCTTATTTAGCTAAAGGCCGCATTTCTTCTATTGACGAGAATAACGAACTTGCAAGGCAGTGCAAGCTGTTTTATGACCATAGCCGAAAAGGTCTATTGCGTGAATATAGCTGGGGCTTTGCCAAGAGGATTATTAGGCTTGCAGAACTGGATGCTTCAAATCCTGATTGGAAGTATGTATATGCATATCCAGAAAAATGTGTGTGTGCAAGACGTATTTTTAATGAGAAAGAGACTGTAAACAGCTTGGATAGAGATAAGTATGATTTGTTTTTGATTAGTGATAATACGCAGGCTATAGGATGTGATGTGTACCAAGCATATTTGGAGTACACATATGACGCAGAGGATGCAGAGCTTTTCAGTTCTGATTTTGTTGAGGCGTTGGCGAGGATGTTAGCTTTTAATATTTGCTTACAATTAAATGGCAATGGGACTATCCAGCAGACACAATATCAACTGGCACAGGCAGCTCTTAGCAGGGCAAAATATACTACGGCCGCTGAACGTCAGGATAAGCTGGATTACCCTGATAAATACTTTACTGCGAGGATGTGAACTTATGGCTAGAGGAAGTGGACCAAATCCTTTTTATGTACTGCAGCCGGCATTTACTGCAGGAGAGATATCTAATGCGGTAGCTAACCGCGTTGATCTGGATAAATATCAGTATGCGCTTTTGACTGCTGAGAATTGTTATATTCGCCCTTATGGGCCCGTGTATCGTCGCAGCGGAACTGTTTACTGTATTGCTACAAAATATGCTGATAAGAGATGTATTCTGGCGGGGTTTAATTTTACTGACGATATTAATTATTTGCTTGAAATAGGGGATCAGTATATCAGAATACATAGAAACGGGGAATATCTTGGTATAGAGATAGTAACTCCTTTTACAGAATCCGATTTGGAAAAATTAAGATTTGCTCAGTCTGCGGATGTTATATATATTACGAGCGGTAGTTATCCGGTGAAACAATTAGCAAGATACAGCGAAACGGACTGGAAGTTTGGCGATTTTGAAATTACTCATGCGTATTTTGAAGATGAGGTTATGATGGATTTAGTTGAGAGCGCTGTTTATACGTCTCCTGGTGATTATACGTATACAGTGCCAAAAGATGGCCGCTACACAATAGAAGTTGCAGGTGCCGGTGGCGGTGGCAGTGGTGTGGCAAGGAAAGCAAGTGATAAACAAAGCTCTGGCGGGACTGGCGGCCGTGGTGGATTTTACAGTTTTGAGATGGATTTGACCGAAGGTGATAGTTTTCCTGTAACCGTAGGAGCCGGAGGAAAAGGCGGAGCCGTACATTATGGAGCCGGTTATGGTAATGCTGGCGGCAACGGTGGAAGCAGTAGCGCTTTTGGCTGGGTAGCGCAAGGCGGTGGAGGAGCTACTGCGGCTTATTCAGAAGAGCATGGAGCAAAAAACGGAAGTGATGGAATCAATTATGGCAATGGTGGCATTGGCGGTAAGAAAGGCGTTGCTTATGATGATAACAATCTTTCAGGGACAGATGGGGCAAATGGCTGGGTTACTATAGCGTTTCAGGATAATCCGAAGGTTACACCGTCCAGTACAACAGGCACTGTGACCATTACAAGCAATAGGCCTATTTTTAACGAGGGATTGATTGATGGTAATATTAGGCTGACACATGAGGTAGAATCGTCCTCGGTAGAATTAAATTTGAAAGACAATGCTACAGGAACGACTGGAGCGGTTGTCGTTGGAGAAAGCTGGAAGGTTATTTCCGGTGGAACGTGGACTGGAAGTTTTCAAGTGCAAAAAAGTGAGGATGGTACAACGTGGAAAGAATATCGTAAATATTCTGCTACAAATAATTTTAATGCTACTGAAAGCGGTACAGTAACAGATACAACTTATTTGAGAATAGAAGCTTCTATAACAAGCGGTGATCTGACTGTTACGCTTACTGCACTGCCGTATACTAAAGACGGCACAGCTAAAATAGTTAGTTATATCGACGAATATAATATTAAAGCTATGGTAAACGAACCGTTTGGTTCTACAGAAAGTACTACTACTTATGCTTTTGGGGCTTGGAATAGCAATTTCGGTTATCCAAAAACGGTATGTTTTTTTCAAGACAGACTTTGCTTTGGTGGAAATAATAAAAGACCGTATATGGTTTGGATGTCTAGAAGCGGTGATTATCCTAATTTTGGCGTAGAAAAGGTCAGTGGTACAGTAACAGATGATAGTGCTATTGCCGCTTCGTTTATCAGCAGGAAACAATTTGATATTTTACATTTAATTCCGTCTGTGGATTTGCTTGTTTTAACGCAGGGCAATGAATGGATCGTTTCAGGGAGCGAGGTCGTGACACCGACGAATATCACACCGAAGATGCAAACTACCAGGGGCTGCAGCAATTGTGAGCCGCTTACAATTGGCAATAGAATTGTATTCGTACAGGGACGTGGTTCGACAGTGCGGGATATGGGCTACAGTTTTGAAACCGACAGCTATGGCGGTATGGAATTGACGATACTGGCGGGACAAATTATAAAGGGACTTTCGATTACTGATTCTGCTTATAAGCAGGAGCCGGACAGCATAATTTACTTTGTGCGCAGTGATGGTACGATAGCGTGTCTGTCTTACATAAGAGAACAGGAAGTATATGCATGGTCAAGAATTATTACTGACGGTGAATTTGAAGCTGTAGTGAATATTCCTGAAGGTGATGAGGATAGTGTATATGTTGTTGTTAAACGTGTGGTAAATGGAGAAACTGTTCGTTATATTGAGCGGTTTGACAATAACTATGACGGTGATGCTCCGAATGATTATGTAATGTTAGATTGCGCTAAAAAGTATGATATGGATGAGGCGACTAATATTGTAACAGGGCTTGGTCACCTTGCTGGCAATAATATTACTGTTTTAGGTGATGGGCGTGTATTGAGAAATTATAAAGTGCTTGATGACGGTACTGTTGAATTACCTATACAAATTAAACGTGCGGTTGCAGGTCTACCGTATACTATGAATATTGAGCTTCCTAATGTTGAAATTCAATTACAGGACGGAACTATGCAGGGCAGGTTTAAGCAGGTGTCAGAGGCGATTTTACGCATTGAAAATACTCTCGGCGGTGAAGTTGGTACTGAATTTGGAAATCAGGATGCTATTGCTTATGATGAATTTAGCGTTACTGAGAATATGAAATTGTATAGTGGAGATAAAACGGCAACTCCACCGGCAGGTGGGTTTGATCGTGATGGAAGACTTTGTATTACAAGTACTGAACCTTATCCGTTTAATTTGCTCAGCGTAACGAGGAAGGTGACTTTTGGTGGCTAAAAAGTATAAGGTCGAATTGGCTGACGTTGATAACGCTATTGGAATTGCTGTAGCGCTGCTGAAAGATTTGAGAGATAGTGATAGGCAGGAGCTGGAAGCATATGAGGAAGACGAAATAATGCTTGTTGCCGGTAGTATTGAAAATGCAGATCATTGTTACATTTATAAAGATATGGAAGATAACATTCTCTGTATTGTAGGATTAACTGAAATTCCAGGCGTTCAGGGTAAAGAGATTTGGATGTTGGCGACAAAAAGGATAAGCGGTTTCAAAAAAGAGCTACTTATTTGCGTTGCCAGGCTTTTAATTTCAAAATGGGTAAAAGAATATGGGCGGCTTTATAATTACGTTTACAGCGGCAATTCTGCTTCTATACGGTGGCTTGATAGGTTGGGAGCAATGTTTTTAGCTCCTATAAAAATAAAAAAGAACGGAAAAGAGTTTCTTCCGTTCGTGATTGAGGAGGGGAGTATATAAATGTGTTTATCTGTAGGTATGATGATGGGATTGACTGCTTTGCAGGGAGTATCGCAAATAGCTGCGACGAACCAACAGGCTAAAGCGCAGCAGGCTTATTACGATGCGCAGGCACAGGCTGCAGAACAAAACGCTGATATACAGGCAAAGAAGGGGGAGCAGATAGCGGAGCAGTACGCTTATGAGCAGCAAAAACTCAATGATCGTCGTCGCCTTGTAGCAGGTCAGCAGGCCGCCGCATTTGGCGCAGCAGGCATCAGTGGCGATATGGGGACAGCTCTTGACCTTAGTGATTCCAGCTTTAGGGCTTATAGAAAAGACAGTAACCAGCTTTTGAGTAATCAGCGCAACGACCAATGGAGTAACTATCTTGGCGTAGTGAATTACAAGAACCAGGCTAACGCTGCAAGAGCTTCTGCTTATAACGTGAAACAACAGGCCAAGCAGCAGAATATAGGCACTATCTTGGGTACTGCTGCTGGTATTTTTGGCGCATATAAAAATTACGGCGGCAGCGGGAAAACAGGCGGTTCATCCAACGGAGGCTTTGTTTATCAGTCGCCTTATCAAAATAATTACACAAGTCCATATTCGGGCATCGCGCCACTTGGTAAATCAAAATATCCTTACTTCTAAACTTGCATTGGTACGAAATGTATTATATAATAAACGAAAAGAGATAGTCAGTGGTCGCACGCTGGCTCTCCCTCATAATCGTAAAACGTGAAAGGAAGCCGCGCGCCACTGGTGTTAGCGGCTTATTTCATGGCTATTTACAGCCTAAAATGACAATAGCTATTAATGTACTAAAAGCAATCATCAAAGACAACGCTTCATAAGTTGACAATAGCTATCACCCCCCGTAAGGGAAGCCAACACACTGACTATCTCGGACAACATTATAACATACCTTTAAGCGCTTAACAATTTGTTAAAGCGCTTTTTCTATACCTAAAAAGGAGGTCTAAACCTATGAAATTCAGTCAATATGCTTCACAGGTCAATCCTAATACAATACAGGGACAAGTACAGCGCCCAGGCGATTTAAACAGTTACGGTGGCAATGGCGCTGGATATGAGGCCATTGGTAGAGGATTGGGTGCGGTGAATGAAGCTTATCAGAAATTTATAGAAAGTGTTGATCAATCCAGAGTTGTAGAAGCTGATGCTGAATATGATAAACGAATTTCTGATTTGTTGTATAATCCACAGAATGGTTTAATGTACACTCAATATGCTAATGCAGAGGGGATTGCTGGTAAATTTCAGAGCGAGGAACAAAAAATAAGACAAGAGATTATGGGAAAATATAATTTCCGTCTTGAAAGAACTTCTAGCGTTTTTAATAATTGGGCTAATAATGATGCACAGAAAAGATTTATGTTGGTTGGACAACATGAATATAAACAGGTTGAAGCTAATAAAGATTTAGCATTATCAAATAATATTGATGAAAATTTTAATTTTGCAATGCAAAATTATGACAACGACGCTTTGATAAAGTCGGAATTTGATAAAAGCGCTACTCTTGTTATGGATAGATATAAAGGGCAAGATCCCGAGTTTATAAAAAGCGAAGCTAAAAGATTATTAGCTCCTAAAATGGCATCGCTTGTTGGAACTGCTTTAGCTAATGGCGATATTGACAGAGCTGGGGCGATGATAGAAAAGTGGGGAGCTTTCATGCCTGATGAAACTAGGCTTGCTTATTCTAGGATTGCACATGCTAGAAAAGAAAGAGAATACGAACATTATACAGGCATAACCGCGTATGAACGATTTGGTGATGATTATGAAGCTGCTAGGCAGTATATTTACGGCGATGCTTTTGGATATGATGGTGAAGCTGCTGTCAGAAGTGCAAGAGAAGATATTGGGAATAATTATGGGACTAATACATGTACAATAAGAAGTAATAATTGGATTGCTGCAGGTGGAGGTAAGGAAGGTAATACTTGGGCTCCTACACAATTTGAAGATATGAAAGATGCCGGATTGATATTTACCGACAAATCTCAACTGCGAAGTGGTGATATTGTTTATTGGAATTATGGAGGAGATCCAAATGATGTTGATCATGTTGGGATATATGATGCCAAAACTGGAACAGTAATACAAAGTGGAGATCATGGAGTTGCGGAAATTTCACTTGATTATGCAAATATTTCTGGTTTCGCAAGACCTAGAGGAAGAAATGTATCCATAGAAGATAAAGATAAAGCATGGGATGCTTATGTTACCCAAGTTAATTATAATAATGCAATAAAAAATAACCATAAGAAAAGAATTATTGATAGCGTGCAACAAGAAATGTGGAATAAATTTAAGTCTGGTGTTATTGATCCTAACGAGTTTCAAAGCCTTGTATATAATGTTTCTGGCGGCGATGTTGATATTGAAATGAACCTTTTAAAATTCGGCAATGACTTGATTGGAATACAAGGTAAAGCAGCTGCTGAATCTTCTAACGGTGCAGTTTATAAAAAAATTAAGGATGCAATTACCGATGGCACTGTGACTCCGTCCGAGGCAGTATCATTAATCAATCAAAACGCAACTATGTTGGGTAGTGCTGATAGAAACAGATTATTGTCTTTGGTTAGAGAACAAGACCCAAGAAATAAAGAGATTGATAAACGATTGATAACTATAGTTAATGAAACTATAGACGATAAAATGGAACGAGGAGAATTGCAGGCGTATTTGGATAGTGCATTGGAGAATGTCACAGATCCTGAGGTGAGATTTGCAACAGGAATGGAAGTTTTGAATAAAGCCTTTGAGAACAAAGCTATTTATAAAAACTTTAATAGCAAACAACGTGAATGGGGTTCGTTAAAGAGCAGCCTTTCTCCGAAACTTTATCCTTATATAGATGCTTATCAAAGACAGAATGGCAATAATATTGATTTAGGACAGGCAAGAACAGTTTTTGAATCCATAAATCCTAATGATAAATACCATGTTTCAGCGCTTCAATATGCTGCTGTTTATAATAGTCCTATGGATATCCAAGAACTTAATAAACAGATTGCGGCTATGGCGGTCCGTGATGGAGTGGATGCAGCCCCGCATTTACTGGATATTCCGCAGCAAAGTAATACGGCAGTACAGCAAAATGAAAGCACTCCCTGGTTTAGTGATTGGGGAGCCAGTGAGCGCACTGGTTTGGCGGCAATGAATTTTAGTGATGTTTTAGAATATATAAAACAGCGTCATTTAGCGACATTAAGAGGAGAAATTAACGAGGAGTGGTAATATGGCAAGGTCTTTATTATATGATGTAGCTGCGGCCGGAAAGTTTATACCCGAAGATTTAAAGACGAAAGCATTACAAGGAGCTAATGCGAATAATATATCGCTTCAAATGGCAGCTCGTAATCCTGATTATTATTTACCTAAAAACTTTGAATATGATTGGAATAAATATGAGCAGATCGCACCAAGAACAGCAGAGGCGCTAAAAGACCCTGTGCTTATGAGCATTGCCGGAACTAAAGCTGCAGAATTTTGGGGTGAGCAAGAAAATAACTGGAAAAGTATTACAGCACTGAAAAATGGGTTTAAGAATGTTGCTCGTAGTGGTTATGGTACCGTTGCACTGCTTGCTGATTTGGGAGCAGATAAAAAAGATGCTGACCTGACAATGGAATCCAAGGTTTTTAGCGCAGATACAATAGGACGGCTTTTGTATGCTGTTGGTGGAGATAAGCTAAAAACTATTGGTACTGAAGCTAAACGCATTGGTGGTAGTGAAATATTTAAGCCGGAAGAAGTAAAGGCTGAAACTGCGGCAGGTCAGTTTTATTATGACTTACTGCAGAATGCACCACAATTAGCGGCACAGGTCGGCGTTGCAATCAGTACTGGCGGCTGGAGTGCTGCTGCTTTTATGGGCAGTCAGATTGCAGGCGGCCAATATTTAGATCTTACTGAAGCTGGGGTATCTAATGACAGAGCCAGAGCTGCGGCGTCTTTAAACGCTGTTGCACAGTCTGCTCTTGAAAAAGTGGGCTTGGGCAAAGTCATGGGAGCAGGAGCAAGAGCCGCTAAAATCGCAACTATGGGCGGTAAGGCCAAAGAAGTTTTTAAAACTGCATTGACAGAAGGCATTACTGAATGGATTCAGGAATACCCGGATGCTGCTGCTGAAATATGGGCTAAAAATGCGAATCTTTCCACTCAAGAGCAAATACTTAAATTTTATCATGAATTTGGAGAAATCACTAAAAGAGGCGCTTATTCCGGTGCTATTGGTGCGGTGTTTGGTGGTCTTGGAGGTTCGGTAAGCATTGCCGTAGACCGTAATGCAAATAGAGTTATGCAGGAGCAGGCTGTACGTACTGCGGAAACGATGAAAAACAGTAAGGACGTAGATATTACCGCCAGCAAACTAGTACTGAACCAAACGACAGAAGAAAAGGCTTATGTAGATGCTGAAACCCTTTTTACATATGCGCAGGCAAATCCTAACCTGGATGTAAAAGATACCTTTGGTATAGAGGTTTCTGAACTGCAGGCGGCTGCTGTTCGTGGTGAGGATATTGAAATGCCAATGGGTACGTATTGTGCGGCAGAGGCTCAAAATCCTGGCTTTTTCCAGGCTGTAAGCAATAACGTAGCTTTTGAACAGGGTGGTTATACAGAAGAACGCGCCAGAAATAAAAAAGCTCTCCAAAGCGCTTATAAAAAAGCGTTGGAGAACGACGAGGAATTTAGAACTGCAGTTGATACTTTTAGAAATGAATTGACTGAAGCGGGACTAAATCAAAAGGAAACAGGTGACGTCCTGGCTATTTTAACCAGCCGTGCTATGATTGCTAATCCTGATGACCCTATGCAGTATTTCAGAGATAACCCTTTAAGCTTCAAACGAGTTGTCAGCACTCCTAATGGCCGGTATATGCAAACTAAAAGTGCTAACGAAAAATTGCTTGAGGATGAAAATAACTTTTCTGGTATCGTAGATGAATATAAAGCCGGTACGTTGAACGAAACGAAACCATATAAGGTAATGACTACGCCGCTTGCGATAAACCTTGCAGGCGGTAAAATTTTGCCTGTAACTATTGACGGTGGCAGGATCAACCATATTTTTGAAAAACACTTTGATGGTATGACACCGGACCTTTTGAAACAATTACCACGGGCATTTGCTGATCCTATAATGGTATTAGATTCTTATTCAGGGCGGAAGGTGGTAGTGCTGGATTTGAAAGATGCGCAAGGCTCTACTATCATTGTTCCACTTGATCTTGATGTAAGCCGTGACCGTTATAAAGTAAATGCCATTAACAGCGCTTATGGTAAAGGCGGTGCTAATGGCACAAATTATAATTGGTTTATTGAGCATAATATCAAAAAAGGCAGAGTTGTATATGTAAATAAAGAAAAAACCGCCAAGTGGTTACAGTCTGATAGCAGCGATTCCGCTATCAAAGGCACCGACCTTGACGGTTTTCTTAATAATAGTATACCAGATGAAAATGCACTCCGCAAGAGACGAGAAGAAATGCAGGGATACTACCAGACCGCTTTTCACGGAAGCCCACATAAATTTAATAAGTTTAATTTAGAAAATATCGGAACAGGTGAAGGTGCTCAGGCTCACGGCTGGGGACTGTATTTTGCTAAAGATCGTAGTGTAGCAGGGAATAGATATAGATTTATGGGAAAAGCAGCTGATAATTCTGTAACTTTTGGTGGCAGGCCGATTATGGAATTATATGATTCCTTAGAACGTCAGGTCAGTACTATTTCAGATAATGCTGAAGCCCAGAAATATTATGATAAGATGGCACTGATTGAAGATATAGAATATAAGGGATCGACTGTTGATATTAACGAAGAAAATTTTTCTCCTGCAGCGGTAAAATGGTTTAAGAGAGAAATTAAACCACATTTAAGGATAAAGGGGGCACTTTTTGAAGTAGACATCCCAGAGAATAATGTTTTGCTGGATGAACAAAAAACACTTGCCAAACAGGATGAGAATGTAAAAAATCTGCTTAAAAATTTTTATAAATCATTAAGAAGCGAACAAAGAAGTGCAGTAAAAGAACAATTAAAACAGTCAGTGCGAAAAAATGAACCCAGCGAGGGATATTCAGAAAAAATTAATAAAACGAGAAAGATAGATTCAACTTTATCAAGATTAAATAAAATTCTTAAGCCGTTGCCAGATACAGCACCAAAATTTATACAAAGAGCAAAAGAGTTGTCAATGTCGGAATTAAAAGGAGAAGGATATGATATTGGACGGCTGAAAACAGATCAACAATATTATGATAGTATCGTAAATTCTCTCCAAGCAGAACAAAAAGAATTACAAGCGGCTATTGCGGCAGAAGAACAGACTATCCAAGAGGCCTATAATAAAGAGTTAGAAACTATAGAGAAATCTAGAGGAGCAGGTCTTTTTAACAGTAATGCTATTACAGGAGATAATTTTTATGCAGCATTATCAGAAGTTTTGGGTGGAGCGAAAGAAGCATCGATTGCTTTAAATAAGGCAGGAATTAAAGGCATTACTTATTACGGTGATCTTGATGGGCGTGCTTTTGTAGTATTTGATGATAAATCTATAAAGATTCTTAACAAGTATAATCAAAAAGTTAATAACGATAAAAAAGGCGCTATCACCTGGGACGAAGAAGGCAAAGCAATTATCAGCCTGTTTGAAGGTGCTGATATGAGCACTGTTATTCATGAAGCTGTCGGACATTACTTTATTGAGAATCTCATGCGTGAAGGGGCTCTCCCTAATGCTACAGAGCAGATGAAAAAAGACCGTCAGACTATGCTTGATTATGCAGGTGTAACTAAAGACTGGGATAGCTTGTCGCAGGAAGAAAAAACAGCAGCACATGAACGCTGGGCAGAGGCCGCAGAAACTTATATGCTTGAAGGCAAGGCGCCCTCAAAAGAGCTGCAGCCGGTATTTAACAGGTTCAAAAAATGGCTGCTTGCTATTTATAACGCCGTTTTTTCGGATAAGCGCAGTAAAAATGCTGTTCCAATCAACGATGAAGTAAGGCAGGTTTTTGACAGGATGCTGGCAAGTGAAGATCAAATATCAGAAATGGAGCGTATTGACGGTTATTTTTCTGCTTTGCCAGATGTTGTGTTAGATACACTTTCAGAACCACGCAAGCAAATGCTGCGTAATTTTGCTGCTAAAGCTCACGATAAGGCAGTACAGTTATTAACAAAAGAAAGCCTTGTTAATTTCAATCAGGAGCGTAAAGACCGGATTCAAAAATATCGTGAAGATGTAGAGCCGCAGGTCAAAGAAGCGATTGCAAAACAGCCGTTATATATGGCTTCGGAGCAGATACTTGATATTGCATCTGATTTAAAAACAGCGAAGGGCGTAGCTAACAGATATTTAGAAGGTAATTTTGATGAAAGTAAAATGGCAACTTTTGATATGATAGCTGAAGCTAATGGTTTTACTTCCGGTGACGAGCTGGCTAAAACGATTATGTCAGAACCATCTTTTAATGGTGCGGTTAACAGACATATTGATGAAATGGTGCAAGACGCCTTCCCTGATATTTACAAAGAGAGAGGGCTTGCTGAAGAAGCTGCACGTGATGCTATGTATAATGACGAGAGCGGTCTTTTGATAAATACAGAAGCACAGCTTATTGAGGATAAAGCACAAGGCTTGTTAAAGGGTCAGCGTGATGCTGAAACTCTTAGAAAACTTGCTGTTGCACGCAGGCAAACAGCTAAAATCCAGGCGCAAATGGACCTGCAGAATAGAGTAAAATTAAAGGAGGCTTTGAATACCCAAAAGTATATTACTGCCGAAAGAAACGCTGCGGCTAAAGCTGCTGTGGCATTGGAAAATGATGATTATTCTGCTGCGGTCCGATATAAAAACGTCCAGGCGTTTAATCATGCTTGTGTAGTTGAAAGCGTAAGACTGCGTAATCAGTATGCTAAGTGGCAGAATTATTTCAGGAAGCAGGCTAAAGCTAAAAGGGAAACGTGGGGTAATGAAAGAAACTTTATTCAAGCAGCAGCAATTATGGAAAGGTTCGGTTATAAGCGTAAAGATTATTCTGATTTTGAAAAGACAGAAACTTTATCAGACTATCTGAATGATATGGATGATCTTTATGACAATGTTGCAGTTGCTGATTGGATAATGGATGAGAATGTTAGCATTACAAATCCTCGTGAACGTATGACGGCAAGCCAGCTTGAAGATATAGTAAATGCGCTTAAAAATATCAAAGCGATCGCTAAACAGGAAATGAGTATCAATGCTTTACAGAAAGGTGCTACATATGCTGAATTTAAAGCTGAAGCACAGGACACACTTAATAAGCTGAAAACTATCTGGAAACCGCAGGTTGGCGTTGCACAGCAGCCTACAGTAATGGAGAAGCTAAAAGCATCTTTGCGCAGTACGGACAATCTTTTTGAAATGATGGACGACTGGCAGTATGGATTTTTTAGCAAACATTTTGGCGCAGCTATTCGAGAAGCAGCCGATAATGAAACAAGAAAAGTTTTAGAATATGAGGAAAAAACAGCGCAGGCTTACAGGGAATGGCTGCCGGATAAAGCTGCAGAAAAGGCGGCCGATTATCAGGAAAAATATGACGAGCTAGGTACTTCTGTAGATAAGCACGTTTTAGTAAAAATGCTTATGAATTTAGGAAACGAGAGCAGTGCCAGAGTATTGTGCAGCACTAGACCGGTAGGTTTTGAAAGTTCTGCTTTGTGGGTAGATGGCGATATCGTGCAGACTAAAATCAATTTGCTTGATTTCTTAGGGCGTAATCTTACTGAAGCGGATATAAAATATGCACAGGCTAAGATAGACATTGCAGAGATGTACTGGTCTGAAATGGAAGCTCTTGAAACTCGTTGGACAGGGTTTAGTCCTAAGAAAGTAGAAGCGTCGCCTGTAGAGCTGACGTTATCAGACGGCAAGACTGTTGTTATGCGTGGCGGTTATTTCCCGCTGATGCGTGACGGTGATACTGGTTCTAAACACGCTGGGCAAGAAGTTATTTCTGATACTGACCCCAGACAAGGCCGCAATATTAGAACAATGAGCACCAGACGAGGCCATTTAAAAGAACGTGTTAAGGCTAAATATCCTGTTAATCTAAAACGTGGAGCAGAGTTTAATGTTGCTATGGATGCGATACATGATCTGTGCTTCCGTGAGGTTATGGGCGATTTCCGCAAAATTATGAACGATCAGGAAATGTATACTCTGATTAAAGAAAAATTAGGCCTGGCCGATTTCTCCGCTTTTAAAGAATATCTTGAACGTGCGGCAAATCCTCAAGGTACTAACAGCGGCTCTGTTGGTGAAAGCTGGATGGGCAGTGTTGCTAACTGGCTTAGGGCTCGTACTGTAAATGCTGCCATTATGCTTAACCTTAAAACTGCCGTTCAGAACTTGGGTAATCCCTTGCTTTATGGTAATGCTGTAGATGGTTTTGGATATAGTGATGTCGTTGCCGCTGTGAGCAATTACAGTATGAATATGCAACTTGCAGAGGGCTATAAATCGGCTAAGGAATTTGTTTACAGTAAATCCCCTTGGATGAAAGAAAGGTCTGTGCTTCCTGATATTTCCCTGCGGGATATGAAAGAAATGGAAAGCCTGAATCCTATAGAAAAGAAAGCTGTTGAATTTGGCACAAGATTGCTGGTCGCTACTGATAATCTTTCTGCTATTCCGGTATGGATGCAGGCGTATGGCAAAAAAATAAGGGCTGGTGCAGGCGAAGCAGAAGCGGTGGACTTTGCCAATACGGTTATTAGACGTACACTTGGCAGCAGCAGAGTTACGGAGGTTGCACCGCTTTTGCGTGGCGGACCTATGCTTAAACTGTTTACTACCTTCCAAGGCTTCTTCAATACACAATATAATCAGTGGGCCAGAGAGTATAATATCTTCTTAAAAGAAAAAGACATAATGCGTCTTACTTCGTTTGTGGGAGCTAAGTTTGTAATGTTTGCTTTTATAAACTTGATGTTGTCGGCCGAAGATCCATTTGAAGAAGATAAGGATGAATATAAAAAGATATCAAAAGAACTGCTTACTTACCCTATGAGTTTAGCCGGACCGGCTGGGCAGGTTGGTAATGCTATCTGGAGCAGGGCTTTAGGCATGCAGACTTACGGGTATAGAATGACTGCGGTACAAGGCACGATAGAGCAAATGGAACGTGCCGCCGGTAAGGTGCAAAAGGTTTACCAGGACAAAGCAGATTATGACGAATTGGTTGAGCCTACTGCTACATTTGTTGGAACAGCATTAGGCGTGCCTGCACAGTTAAACAAATTATTCTTTAACGGATATGATATCTTGTTCAATGATATGGAGCCGGAAGTTGGCGACATCTTTAGACGTCGGCCGAAAAAAGAACGGTAAAATAAAAATACCCCCTCAAATTTGAGGGGGTTATATTTATTGGAAGTTATGTTCGTTTTTATATTTTTTTAGTACAACTGTTTGATAAAATTCGTGAGTTAGTTTATAAGCTTTCGGCATATGTTGAGCGTTAAAGATCGAAATGTATGCTCTTAAATGCAATTCAAAATTTTTATCATTAACATTTAAATATAAATTCATTATATCAGATGTTAATTTATTTGCGAATAAAGATTCTAATTCTTCTATTGTTACTAAATCAGAATCACAGTTATTATTTAGCACATCAGAATATTCTCTGTACTTTGCATCTAAATATTCTTCTACTGCTTTTTTGTCAGAACCAGTTGCATTACAGTAATCGTTTAAAAATTCTTTGCTAGATACGGTTAACATGGTATGTTCAAGTTTCATAAAATTATGAATAAATCCATATGCATACATCAAAGAATGATAATATGGTAATACATATAAAAAAAGCATATCATTTTCCATTGCTTCTTTGTAACGAATATTAACTGAATTGGAAAAAGTGGTTTCATATGGAGTGTGTGCAAATCCTAAAAGTGCTTGTACATAAAATGAATAATATCCATCTAATATATTTAAATTTTCAAAGGCAAGTTTTAATCTAGCCGTAATATAATCTCGTACGGGGGTGTGTCTAGCATATGGATAAGAAAACACTTTATTATCTTTTGTGGAATTTCCTTTATTAGATATTTTCCATAGTAAGAAGGCAATAATTATTAAAAGTATTATAATCATTTTAGGTAACTCCTTTTTCACAATTATAACACATTTATAAATTATTGAAAATAACACTTGACTTTTTGAGTTCACTAAAATACAATGATATTGTGGAACTCAAAAAAGGAGGTGAAATAATGAGTCCAAGAATTGGCAGACCAAAAGCAGATAATCCTAAAGATATTGATCTGAAAGTGAGGGTCGATAAAAACACTAATGATGCTTTAGAAAAATATTCAAAAAAAAATAATATAACTAAAGCTGAAACAGTTAGAAGAGGGATTAAGCTTCTGCTACAAAAAGAATAAGGTATCGCCCTGTCCGCTAAAACAAGAGGCAATACCTTATAACACCACCCAAAAGGATGATAAATACATTATATCATTTCTTTTGGGACTTTGAAAGGAATGTTATGATAATGAATTTACAAATTTTTGAAAATGATGTGTTTGGGAAAATAAGAACCGTTCAACAAGAAAACGAGATTTTATTTGTTGCTACGGACATATGTAAGGCTTTAGATTTGCAGAATGTTAGCAAGTCTGTACAGCGATTGGATGATGATGAAAAGGGTATAATTTCAAGTTATACCCTTGGCGGGAATCAAAACTTACTCGCTGTCAATGAGTTTGGATTATACAATTTAGTTTTGAGCAGCCGTAAACCCCAAGCTAAAGCGTTTAAACGTTGGGTAACGCATGATGTTATCCCAGCTATACGAAAGACTGGAAAGTATGACGTTAAGCAGCAAACACTTATTGAGGAACCTTATAAGCCTACGATAAAATACTGGAAAGGCGTACCGGTGTTAACTAAGTTAGACGTAGCTATGATTCTAAAGGTTGATGCGTCGTCGATTCAAAATTATATTCGTAGACCGTGGTTTATGACAGAGAATGTAGATTTTTACTTCTTGCGTGGACATGACTTATTCGAGTACCGCAGAGAGAATAAAATCAAGTCTACAATCGCTGCCTTAATAGTACTTACCGAAAGTGGAGTTAGAAAGATATACGAAGCGAGAAATCGAAAATTTACACCTGCTGAATTGTTCCCGGTGAAATCGTCGTGTGAGCCACAAAGACCTATGCTTGTTAATGCGCCTATGAATATAGAGCTGCAGAAGAAGATAAAGGATTTAGAAGGTAAGTTGATTGCTTTGCATGAAGTATTAAATTTATATAACCGTTGTAATACTTCTGAAAAATCTCGTTGTTTTGCGAATACTCTTAATGAGCTGGGATTACAGATATTCAGTAATATTCGTGCAATTAGCGATGTAAAATTAACTTCATATGATAATTATGAAATTGGCTTCCGTTTGGGAAATATGATGACTAGATAAAATATGTAGAATAATTTTAGTGGCGGAATTTTCCGCCACTAAATTTTATCAGGAAAGTATCCACGAATATCGTGTCCTGACGAAGAAAAAAGGGCATTGGAGAAATTTGTCGAAGTTGTAAGAAGCACATCTCAAGAAGAATTTGCAAGAAAATATATAAATGAAGATAGTGATAAAATGACAGAGACAAAAAGCGAGATCTCCACCGCTGATAGAAAAGAAGTAAAAGAACAAATCAAAGGCGGTGTAAATAATGAATAAAGTGCGGAAATCATTTAGGGAGCTGTTGAACAAATTGTCTCCGGCGCAGCTTGAAGAAGTAGCAGCCATAGCATATGAGATAAAGAAAGAACGTGAATCGTCGTCGAAGGTAGTTCGGTTTATGGATAAGTCCAGCCGGCGTTGTTATGATCAGGGGTATAAGCTTGGTCTGATGTTAGGAAATAAATTTTAAAAAGTTTCCGACAAAATGCCCTTTAACAAGAGTTAAAATAGTAATGTAAGGTT